CTAGGACGAAAATCGAAATAATCCATAATTAAAAAGATTACTTTGCGCTTCGAAAGACGGTACTTTCGATCGCGAGAACTACTACGTTTCGCCGGCCGACAGCCTTAACGGCTGGGACGCTACGCGTCTTCGGCCTCCATGGCTTCACTCCGTTTGGGATATACCGGCAAAGCCGGTGGAAAAAAGCCCGCAGGAGAAGGGATATCTCCTGGGGCCTAACAAATCAAAGAACTCTACCACCGAGCGGGCGGGTTACTACTTTAGTTCCCTTTCCCTTCTTCTTCCGACGAGCTTTCATCATCAGTCAAATCAAAATCAAACACAAGAACGAGAGTGTTATCGAAAAACTCGACATCAAAATTCGGATACGCACTCAAGGCGTCTATGAGATTAAAAACAGAACAATGCTCAATATAGGGAGAATCAGCAATACTGGAATGCTCTATGTAGGCAGAAACGGGAGTACGTTTGAGAGCATCAATGGAGAGTGCCGTAAACTGTCCATTTTCAATGTAACCTACCTGGACAAGGTCAATCTTAAAGGCGGGATTGATACGACGGATAACAACGTGAATTCGTGTCATAATTAACGGGGTTGAGTTAAAACTGAAAAAAAGTATCTGCAGAAATCTGCCCAGCGCCGAGACGCGTCATTCCAAAATTCACGACCTTCGGGGGTCGAGTCAAAAAGAAAAGCGCCGGTCAGAAGAAAAGAGTAGTCTATGGCGGGGTATGCCGCATAAAAGCAAACACGTTGCCGAATGAGGTCGCGAACCGACGTGGTGACCTGTCTGGCTGCTGCGAGATTCTTCGCGAATCTACGGTAAAGATGATTCCGAACCAGCCACTCGACAAAAAGGTAGTCTAAAGCGTCAACCCGTAAATCAAACTGACTAAAAGATTTTTGTTTTTTCATAATAGTGTGGTTATTGGTTTACAGCGCAAACGTACAACAAAAGGAATAAATGACAAAGTTTAAAAGGTCGAAAAAGATATTCAATTTCTCCCATGATAGACACGGCGGGCATATGTAGCACCTTCTCTATCACCGTTAGGCCCATAAAATTCTCTCATCTCCTCGTAACCTTCGGGACCAGCAGGGCCTGCGGACTTGCGACCAACATAGGAAGCACCTGCGATGCCTGCGGCAGTAGCAAAAGCCTTTGTAACATCATAAAACAGAGCGTTTTTGTTTTTACGAATGGCAAACCAGTTACCAGACAAGCTCTGGCGACCTTCACCAAGCTCAAGACCACGAAGATAAGAATAATATTCGCGACCTGTAATCTCCTCAAATTCTCCAGTGGGTTCACCCTTCTCATCGACCAGAGGAACCTTTACAGGGATTTCCCAAGTGACTTCAAACATGCGTTGCATATCCTTCTGCTGAATGTCAAGAATATCAGCATGAGAACGAGACTCACGTGCAGAAGCTTTAGCAGCATCGGCGACAGCGCGAAGATAAGCAAGGTTAGCAGCGGCAGACTGTTCGAGAAGAGGAATCTCCGCATCGTTCTCAGCGCGAATACGCTTAGTGCGCTCAACCTGTTCAGCATAAGCAGCCTGAATGCGCTGGAAATCATACGTGGCAGCGAGATCTGCATACTTGTTATAAGCCTCCTGATTGATAGCCAACTCGCCATAATAACGAGCGAGCGAAGACTGATTGCCAATGTTAGCTTGCTTTAGTTGCTTCTCGAGTTCGATAAGGGCCTGACCTTGTTCCCTGGTGGGCATCTTGTTACGAATATCATCAGCTTGGGCATTATCGAGATTAGCAGCAGCCTTATTGCGTTCAATGGTCGAATTAACACCCATGGCCTCGAGAGTGACACTTGCGGCGGCAGAACCAACGCCAGGAGGCAGAGGACTAGAGAAGTCAAAAGAACTGCCTGAAGGGCCGGAAGCTCCGACGGAACCTGAAGAACCGCCAGACATAGTAGCATTGACGCCAACGCCTGAAGAGCCTAAAACGGCAGCAGGGTTAATGCCAGCTTTCAAATAACGATCGAAAACCTTCGTAGGGTCATTGTAAGCATTCTCATAATCAAACTGTTTTTGCCAGTTAGCATAGTTGATTTCACCTTGCTTTTGCATCTGCTCTAAAGCGTACTGCTGTTGAAGCTTCATTTGTTTTTGCTGATACTTCCACTGCCTTCTAAGAGATGGTTTAAAAAGACCAGAGGCGACCTGACCGCCAGCAGAAACGCCAGCAGCTCCCAACAAAGCACCAGTAGAAACAGGCTCAACGTAGGACTTAAAATCAATAAGTCTCATATCACGGAAGCGAAAAATTGTTCGAGCGAATAATGTAATCTACGCGAACAGTGTCGACGTGAACACCATTGCGGTAAACTTTAGCCTGTGCGGAACACGAGGACAAGAAAAAGGCAGCCAAAGCAGCGACAATGGACGAGACAAGCGTCCAAAACGCCTTCGACTTATAAAAGGGTTGTTTAGTATCAGACATAGGGATAAAATTTAAAGAACGATAGAAAAATGCGCGGCCTCTCCTGCAGTCGTTACCAATAACCTTCAGCAATTCACGAACTCTTGCAAAAGGGGTCCGCGCACGTAACATATATCGTCAAGTAAAGAGTATACTATTTTTCTTCAGAATTAGAGGATTTAGAGGCAGACTTTGATCTATCTATCTCTGAATCAATTAATTCCTGGCCGACCTCGAGACCATCGAACTTATCCATGCGAGAAAATGAATTAGGGTCAAAATCGATTTGGGGATCAAACTTTTCACCCTTATCAAAATCAGAAGGCTCAACTACCACATCCGGACGGCCGGGGAGAACATCGACGGAGCCAGAGCCATCGAGAACGGACATAATTCGCTGACCGCGGGAAACGTAAGCGGGAGCATCTTCAAGTAACCAATCAAGTGCCATAGAATCAGTAAATTAGCGATTAGACAAACGGGTTGCAAACGTCTTATTAACCAAGTTCTTCTTTTGAACCGAGTAAGACATATTTATAAAGAAATTATCCTCTACCTTAGAATCAAAGGGTGAATTAACCTGCGCCATATCGGTAAACAAAAGAGAGTAGTATGAATTATAACTTGCAGACAAAACACGCTGCTGGACCCAATAAGAATAAAGAGGAACGAGAGACTTAGAGGTCTGAAAACGAGACAACTGACCAAGAACTTCGTCGTAAGAAGACCGGAACTCATTAAAGCAGGGTTCATATGCAACGGCTTCCGAGGCAGAGGTAGTTCCAAAACCGAACTGAAATCCCGGAATATCCTGATATCCGATATCATTATAAATAGGATTAAAATAGTCGGCACCAGTATAGTGGAGGTAATCTGGATAAATACCGGCCCAGTAGTAAACAGGACGAATACTCAACATATCAATCAAGTAACCGGGCTCACGAAAATAATAAGACTGACGGCGACCCAGCCGATCGTTGAAGGCGATAGTACCACCTTGTTGACCAAGAGGGCCATTGACGTTCGAACCGGAAAAATTGTTCCAGCCGGCTTGATTCATAACAATCTGCACATTGACAGTCTGCGAAGCGCTAAAAAGAAGCTTAGGCCGATCTACATGCTCGATCTTGGAAGCAAAAAACGTTTCCAGCCAATCGCTGTAACGACTGCCGCCAGCACCAAGCAAATCTTTATATTCCTGGAGACGAGAAGCGATAGCCAACTGAGGGATAGTTGACACTCCAGTCATCGAAACTCCCTCAGCAGAGCCAACAGGAAGCAGTCTACTGTAACGATCGGGGTTCGAGGGCACAACGGCCATCGGATGAGCAACAAGGAAGGCTCCAAGGGTGGTAACGGTCGTAGAGCTGGGAGTAGTAGCAAACTGACTTGCGGGACCCGCGCTCGACAATACCGTGGATCCGGGATAAATGGTAGAAACGGGATAACCGTCGCGAGAGGCTGTAATTGTCGTACCAAGGTCAGACAAAGCTATCTGAGAAAAAAGATTCCCGCGGTTATACGTATTATTCGAAGAGGCTACAGCCGAAGGATAAAACTGACTCTCAAAATATGCATCCAGGTATTCAAGATTACCAAATCTCTGACTAAAGAACACCGAATTCGCCTCAAACTGAAGAACGGAATACAAAGTACCGGTAGAATTGGGCTGAAAATACCAACTACCGGGCCAGGCAAAAGAGTAGAGACCCCACTGGGAATAACCGTAATAATTGCGGACGATGTCCCAGTAAGCGAGATAAGAATCAGCATTACACCAACCTAAGGGATACGCCAACTGAGCCGCCGAAAGATTGGCCGACATCGGAACATTACTCGAGGTCGGGGTCGGCAAAGAAGCGGGAACAACACGCAACCAACGAAGCAGGGAGTTGGAATAAGGATAGTTATTTGTCGTGAATTCGTAGGTACCAGTGGTCGAAGCGGCAATAAAATTCAAACTCAAATCGTTCATGTCGAACTTACTACTATTCGTCCTCATCTCGGGGTGATACAACTGGAGCGGCACCCAGAAACGGTGAAGCCGAACGGTATAAGGGTTAAACGTCGGAACAGCAAGAGGATTACTACGAACGTCAATACCCTGCTCGATAGATACGCGGTCACGAGCATTAATAAAATCGATTCGCACAGGATACAAAATACCCGGCGTACACGTAAAGGCCTTACACTCAGGAACATCATAGCGAGAGTAGCCATTTACAACATGTGAAATGAAAGGTTGTTTACCCATAAATTAAATAATTAGTTGAAGTTTATAGTGGTCTCTCCAAAAACGAAGGATATCCAAGTCGAGCCAAGTAGGGAGATCAAAATCGGGCATCCTACGAGAAGATGCAGAGAAACGCATTATTTGCTTTTGCTCCCACGTATACGACGATCTACAGGATACGGAGGAATTGAGGCAAAACCGCTCAACGCACAAAGACACAATACGCTTAACCAAAGGAGACTTGCTAAAATGTGCATAAGCATCAGCAGAGGTAACCGAACGAACAACTTCGTCCTCCGATTTAAGGTATTTAAGGTAATATCGAGGAATCGAGTAATTATAATTGATCCTCCTCTCAAAATCGAAATAAGACCACGACGAAACGCGAGCAGAAGGACAAGGCATATAGCCAAGAAAATCACCAACGCCAGCAGATACGAATTTTCTCGTATAACGGCGATGCTGGAGGAGGCAAGATAAAGGTGTAGAGTTTCCATCTACGGTAACATATTTATCCGAAATTTCTTCGGGGTTAAATTGAATTTGTTTAGTAACATACTTTACGCAATAGCGAGCGCGTTTATGGGTAGCCTTCGCGAGCCACACAAAGCCGAGATCTCGAACAGCAGAGCGAATAGTGTTATAGAAAACATTTGTGCCAAACAGAAAGCCATGAAAATGTAATCGAGGCTCATTTCCCATTTCTGGATGAGTGCCGAACTCCTGAAAAAAGGCATGCTTGAACGAATGGCCGAGTTTATGCCGCAAGCGCTCGTTAAAACGGCGGATAAACCGAGAGGGGTCGAGCAGGGCTTCATTATAATACTTCGGAGCAATAGTTATCGTAATAAAAATGGCCTGCTGATTATTAGCCTTGCAATAGGCAAGTTCGCGTTCTAAGCGAACAAACCAATCATTACGCTGACGACGCAAGCAGTCTTCACACTTTCCGCAAGGAACCATCAGCCACTGGCGGCCGACATCCCAAGGTCGAAGAGCTAGGGCCGATTTAGCAACATCGGAACCATTTCGGCAAGGATTCTTCTTGTCAAAATAGCGGCGGTTGCGTATCCATATGGGAGAAGAACAAGGCATTAGAGTAAACTTCGAAGACAATCAAATTTAATGCTAGGGTGATCAAGACGACAACGAATAAGGTAATCATTCGCAGAAATTTCGTCGGCAAACCAAGCAATAACAACTCGTTTCCGCCCTCTATATGCGCCAATAGAATAGCGATGAGGAATACTATTGATAGTAGGAGAAAATCTAGGACGAAAATCGAAATAATCCATAATTAAAAAGATTACTTTGCGCTTCGAAAGACGGTACTTTCGATCGCGAGAACTACTACGTTTCGCCGGCCGACAGCCTTAACGGCTGG